ATCCACCTTTAATCCACAAAGTACTGTCGTAGTTGCTTCTTAATTGGCCATCAAAAATCAATGCACCAGTGATTGTCAAGAAGTTGGTTGTTAATTTCAGCGCATGAGTGTAGGTTCCTGTTGGGTTCAACAACAGTGTGGCTGTATCTGCTTGAATTGTTGTGAACTGTAAAGAAACCTCAAGCGAGTCAATAAGATAAGTGCCCTTTGGAAAGTAAACAGTTTTTCTGCCAGCAATATTTAATGCTCTCTGAATTGCCAATGTATCATTGGTAACTCCATCACCAACAGCTCCAAAATCTTTAATGCTGATATTTTGGGCAAGTTTTGCTTCGACATTGGTTTGAACACCATTGGTAAATGGCGGGTCGTAAATGACATCTTCTGCATTAATGATATTTCCATAACGCTCAGTCGCAGCTGTTGCGCTATACACCATGCTACCATTACGATTCTGAACTTGTATGCTGTAATCACTATTTACGTAAAGACGAGCAGGAGTTCCATTGCGAGAGGGATAACCAGCCAGTGTGCGAATAGGTTGAGGTGCTGCAATTGTTAGAGCTGCATCCCAATATACATTGATCGGATTAGTCTGCGGATTAAGATTTTTTGTTCCAATGAAGATGTAACCATTTTCAAGTGGTTGCCCATCAATATCGGTAAAGATAGGGAAGGTTGGTTGAATCGAAAGTGCGGTCATTTATTGGTTCTCCTGTTTATCAAGGTTGCCCAGCTTTACGCTTGAGCAATTCTTCCATCGCTTTGACTGCGTTCTCTTTGTTGATGCCACGCAATTCTTCAGCCTTTTCAGCAAGCAATTCTACTGCTCGTCTTGCTGCACCGCCTCTTGCGATATCAACACCAGTCTGCATTGCTTCAGCAACTTGGCCTTTTAATGATGTCTGTGCGGCTGCTCCAAACATCCTGTCAAGTTCATTGACAAAGATGAGCTGATTCACAATGTCATCATCCAGCTTCATACCGTATTTTGTAGCAGTCTGATTGGCTTGGTCAAGTGAATCAATCAAGTTAGCCCGTGTGCCGTAGTTACTTGTCAACTTACGCATTGCTGTGCCAAGTTGCTTATTCGCACTTGCCGAATCAAAGTCAATATTCGTGCCAGCCGCCTTCTGCAAATCATCCAGTGCCGTGATGGTGTCTGAATACTTTGCATTGGCGGCTTTGTAATCAGGAAAATTGTCGCCAAGGGTTGCATTCAGGTTGCGCCTCAATGTCTTCAATGTTCGCTCGGCTTGTGCTGTCAGTGGGTTTGCAAGACTTCTTTTGCCAAAATCCACCTGTGTATCAATAAACCGCTTGGCTGTATGAATGCCATAGGCATCAGGCGCTTTAACAGTGCTCAAACGCTCTAAAACCATGTTTAAGACACGTTGAGCCTGTCTGTCTCCCTGAATATCAGAACCTTGCAAATTGGCCTTGGCGACCCCGTTTGCGTCAAGTTCAACCTTCACACCCAAAGTGCCAAGATCATCAAGAAAGGTATTGATGGCTGGGTCAAAATCAACTCTCTGACCACGCAATTGAGCATTGGCAATTTTGTTTATATCAGCACCAGCTTGTTTGTTGGCACTAGATAAAAACTGGATTCTTGAATCAACAGTATCGCCAAGAATGTCTGCTGGCCTGTTAATCGCTCTGAACTTTTCGCTCTTCTCGCCCATCTTAAAAATGTTGAGCATCTTGGTCATGGCCTGACGATCTTTGTCTGTTGCAGCCTTAATGCTGGCAATCGTGCCATCTTTCCAACCTTGCTTGATGGCATCTACAGCTTGATTATCAGGAACAGCTTGTGTGCCAGAAAGACGGAAGTTAACGACCTCAATAGAGTCTGGGCTTTGCTCGATCTGCTTTCTAATATTTTGCTGATCTTGTGGTGATATTTTTTCACCCACAGTTGCTTTGATACTCTGTAAAGATTCTGTAATCGTTGGCTCAGTTGGCACTTCTTTTCCAGCACGTAATTGCTGAATCGTTGTAGGTTCAACTCTTTCACGAATACCAGCACCTGCTGGTGCAATCTGCCTTGCCACTTGCTGAGTCACCGCCCTAGCTGCCGCTGGTATAGATGGAACAAAAGCACCGCCAACGGTTGCCGCAATCTGTCCAGCAGTGCCAGCACCAGCTTCTTTCGCAAGGCCACCAGCACCAGCCGCAGTACCACCACTAATTGTTTGAAGTGCTGGTGTTGTTGCCAACAATCTTCCAACTTCACGGGTAACTGGACTTGTTGCCGCAGCTTCCACGGCTTTACCCACAGCAACACCACCAAGACCGCCACTTGCACCAGCCGCTGTAGTCTGCATGATTCGTTCTGCTGCTGTGCGAGGTTGCGCTACACCAACACGGGTAAGCAAGTCTTCCATTGCATCAGTAGGCAAAGTGTATTTTGTGCCGAATAGACTATTGACTGAGCCAACGATTGGATCGCCAATCAACCCTGCAAGCGTAGCAGCACCTGCTCCTGCAATAGCACCTGGAATTGCACCAACACCAGCGAATGGAGCGCCCATCATTGCGCCAAGTGTCGCACCAGCCGCAGGTAAAGCCAATCCCCTTGTGGCTGCGCCAGCAAGTCCTGTGGCGGTTGTTGACGGTGTTGCAACAGTTCCACCTAATTGAGCCGCAACTGCCGCAAGGTCTTCTGTTTTGGCGGGTTCTGGCGCTGGTGTTGCTGGTGTCGCTTTACCTGTTGGTGCTAACCATGCGTTCAATGTCTCGTCAAAGTATGAACCCGATGGCTTTTCATCTGCTTGTTTTATTGACAATAATTGAAAACCTGCTGGCGGTGTAATGGTGCTTGCTTTTGCGCTTTCAGCAAAAATAGGTATACCACCTACTTCAACACGAAATGGTTCGGCAGACGATTGAACCGTACCGCCCAGTTGTTTTGCTAGTGCTTCAAGTTCGGTTGCCATTATTTAATCCCTGCGGCTTTTTTATATGCATCAGAATTTTTAAAAGCATCAGCAGCCGCTTTTGTTGGGAAATTGTACGTAGTATTCCCAACTGTTACGTTCAATTCTCTTGCTGGAACATCACTTGGAGGTGCTGGCAAACCTGTGCGAATCGAGATATTGGTTCTGGCCTTCTCCAACAATCGCACTGCTTCATTCACGTTTTCAATAAGTCGCTCTGGTGATTGTTTAAGTGACAAATTCTGCAAAGATGCTTGCAATTTATCACCTTCTTTTTCAGTCAAGCTACCAGTGCCTTTAATCTTTGGAATCTGAGCAAGAAATGCCTGTGAACCAAGCGTTTCGACCAATGCTTCAAAGTCTGCAACACCCTGATTGGTTGTTGGCAATCTTGATGCAATCGGACCAGTGGCAGCATTGATAATATCTTTTGGTGTCTGCTTGATTCTTGTGGCAGTATTGATGAAGTTATCAATATCCGCTGATTGATTGGCAAGCGTTGCTTGTTGCTCTCTATCAGCCGCATCACGTTTTTCTTTAGCATCATCAATTTTCTGTCGTAATTCTCCTTGCCTGATTACGTTTGTCTCTCTTGCTATCGCTGCATTTAATGCGGCAATACGTGCGTTCTCTCTATTGATGATGATGTCTTCTTCAGTTTTGCGAATGCCTAACTTAGTAACTTGTTCTGCATACTTAGCTTCAACTTGCGCTTTTTGAGCCTGTGCAGCTTTCAAATCTGCATCAGCTTTTGCCATAGCTGGTGCATTTACTGCGGTTTCTTTTGCCACAATTGCATCAGAAACAGCTTTGTCTGCATCTGCAACGGCTTTTTTCAATGCGGCTGGTTGAAGTTCTTCTGTTCTTATTGTGCTTAGTGCTTTATCAGCACTCTCAAGAAACTCTTTGCCGCCAGGCAGTCTTGCCATATATAAACCAATTGTTGCTTGCGCTCCTGTTGGATTTAAATTTATCAACTCCAAAGAATCTTCTGCTGCCTTGGCTTCACTTTCACGACCACTATTACGTAATGCAGTAGCTTTATCAGTCAATCTTTGTTTTGCAATATCAAGATTGCCTGATTTAATGGCAGTATAAACTTCACCGCCCATACGCAAATCAGCCTGTTGTTGCTCTTTAGTTTTTCTTTCAAAACCTTGAGTTACGATTGCTGCTTGATCTTTAGGTAAAAATGCCGCAACACGTTCATAATCTGCTGATGTTGCATTTGGATTTTTAAATAAATTTGCAAGTTCTGTTTGTGCTTTTTGTGCTGCTTCTCTGGCTTGCTGTGCCGCTTGAACTTCAGCAACACTAGCGCCAAGTTTAAAACCACCGATTGCCGCCTCAAATGGGCTTTGCACATCAACTGCGTAGTTAATTGGTTGTTGGAGTGGGTTAATGGTTGCCATATTGTTGTCCTTTAGAACCCGAATCCCATGCCAGCTTTACCACCTGCGCCCATTTGCATACCAAGGAACTGAGCAGGTAGATTAAATAATTGACCATAAGCCTTGGCCTCGCCAAGTTCACCACCAGCTCGAGCCGCGCCTTGTTGGGATAGTAGATTTGCCACATTAACCCCTGTCTCCATTCCAGCAGCGCCCACACCAGCGGCAGAGCGTTGACCCAAAGTGGTCATGCCACCCAAACGACCATATTGCTCTTCAATCAGTTGATTAAGAACTTGGGGACGGAACTGACCTAATGCTGCTTGAATATTACCCCCACGAAGACCACCAGTAGCTGATGCCCTTTGAAGTAATGCTTCTTCACCCTGTCTAGTCAACTCTTGAAAACGCTCGCTACCACTAATACGTTCAATGGCTGCACGCTCTGCCTCTGGTCCTCTAAGACCTAAAAAGGCTTGTTGCTCTTCCAATGCTGGCAGACCAGCTTCTGTGTAAGGTTTGAGCAAACTTTGTAGCGCATCAAATTGTCTACGCTGTTCTGCAATGCCTGCTTCTGCCGCACCAGACTGAATGGCTGCTGCATCACCAGCAGCACTGGCTTGCATTGAACTTCCGACAAGTTGACTTCCGACAACTACTAGGGCGCTTATTGGATCAGGCATCGCCAAACTCCTTCATATAATCTTCAAAAGTTTCGCCATACAAAGCCATCACATGATGACCATATTTTGTGGCATATCCAGCCCCATGAACTAGCGAAACAGTCATCAAAATTAAGTCGTAATACCCAGCACGCCAGACAAAAGATTTTGCATCTGCCTGTTTGGTGCGCTCTGCTGTATCCGAGGCTTGCCACTTGAGAATCATTGTCGCCAGCAATGGCGTTAAATGGGCGCTATTGCCAATAAAAAAAGTATTCTGGTGCATACCCACCAGTGTGTTCCAAATGGTGGCATTGAGGTCTTCTCGTGCCACTTGATCGCCATCAGCTACGTCATCAAATACTTGGATTGCGTCAAAAACCATGAGCAGCCACTCTACGGCTGGCGTAGGTAGCATAAAAACCTTTACTAGGTTTTCTCTTAGCCCATCGGTCATCGCATCTCCTGTTTAGGGTGAGCTGCTGGCGGCCCGATAGACTCAGCGGCTCGATTTTCGCACAATTTTACGAATCTTCATAGTCTTTATCTTCCCAAGCCTGACAAACCCGCATATCGTTACAGATAAAGTTCAGCTTTTCGCAGTGACCCCTGAATCCTGCGCCCTTGTCATAAGCTGCCATTGGGATGCGCTCAATCCTTACTTGGGTCATAAAACTATTGTCGTAATACTCGCAGTTCGAGCAATGCTTGCGTCTTGCGTCTTTTTCATCACATTGCATCGCCTCTGCCAGCCCAGCGTAGAACTCCTTATTTGCACCAGCTTCATTGGTAGGCATTTCAGGACCATAGTTCCAATCAGCAACCGCAACAGCATAATTCTTTTTATTCTCTGCATTGGTCAAAAATTCTTCTTCCATCGGCAAGCCATTAAAGCCCCGTGGGATAACCATAAATTCTTTCATTTCTAGCTCCTTATGAAATTTCGCGGCCTGATGCTCGGATAGTCAGGGATGTTGCCGCCCCTGCGATTGTTGAAATAAAACCACCAACATCTAATGCCTGACCCACTAGCTCTGGGCAAGTGTAGGTCTCATCTGGCACGATTGTTCGTGTATCAATAATCAGATTTGATGCCCCTGCTGTGCCAGACACAGTGACCAAGTTGCAACTAAAAGTCACATTATTGGCACTGGTATTGGTCACCGTAAATTTGTCAATAATTGCCTTGACATTTGTTGCAGTGTATTGGGTGGTTTGGCTATTTTCTGCCTGTTTTGCAGGGATTAGCACTTTTACTGTAACTGTCATTGGACACCTCCGATGTTGTTGTTAACTGTGAGAATTATGGACGGAATACCTGGGTGCGGTGCAGCCGCAGGAAATGCTGCAACCTCGACACTGAGGTCACTAACCGAGAACATCAGCTCAACATAGTCGTTGGCTTTGAGGTCAAAAAAGTAATTCAACGATGAAAAAATCTCAGCATTATTACCTTGAATCCTGATTTGACTTGCGCTATCTGGCACATCCACACCGTTGAGCCTAAACCAAAAATAGAATTCTGCTGTGCCGCCAGCGGTCTTATCCAACTGGAACGAGGTATCAAAATTGTAGATTCCCTCGCTGTCCACAATGATGCGCGAGGTGGGAGAACCAAGATAAACACCATTGCTTAGATCGGTGTTGTTGAACGTGATAGCTTTAGCTGTGTTGATAACTGTCGCTGTCTGAGTGGTGGTATCGTAAAACGAACCATATCTTGCTCGTTTGAATTCTCTTGGTGGTGGGGTCATCTGCAAACCCTCAACAGCTTTATTGAGTTTATCCACCAATGTCAAAGCCTGATTTGCTTTGCTTTCAGCCAATGCCACAGTCACCGCAGTTTCTTGCGCCAGCAATGCAATTCTATCCAATGCATTTTGTGCCTTTGCACCCAATGCTGCATCATTAACATTAGTCTCTTGCGCTAAAGCAATGATCTGTGCCAATGCTGAATTTGCTGTTGCGGCTGCCGTGTCTGCTTGATATTCAAAGTCAGTTCCAACAATAACTTGAAGTTGGTCAACAGTGGAAAACAACAACTCAAACTGCCTGATCTGTTGCTGATCGGTCAGAAACTCCGCAAGTTGATCTCGCGTCAAGTTTAGTCTGCGGGAAACTGGTGCGGTTGCCATCAGTATGCCAATGCTTCAATCTGCGCCTCAAGCCGCACATAAGACACATGAGCATCACTATCACCACGGAAACGCTGGATGCGCCAGTTCCTCATGTGTCCCTGTTGAAACCATGCAAGGCGCTTTTTAGTGTTGCCAATCGTGCCTACCGAGATAAACCTTTCTTGGCTGTATGCCTTACCATCCAGCGAATAACTGGTGCTGATCTGTGGATTCTCGCCAAGGGCAATGCTACCAGTCAGACTGACCAGCTCAAGTTCATTGAAAATAGCTCCATTGCTCTCGTTATAAACAATCAGCGTACCAAACTCCCAATATACTTGCTGACCCCAATGGTGGCCTGTGTTCTGCACCAGATAACCGATATTGCTAGTTTGTGGGTCGCCTACCATCCACTTGTCATAAACCCAAACCATGTTTCTAGCTCGATATTGAGCTAATCCCGTCAGTGTACTAACGAGAACAAACCAAACTGGAGTTTGTAGTGCCTCGGATGCTGATGCGTCATAAACCAAAGTCTGGTCTGGCAAATGGACATACAGATGCTGATGGTTCTTGTCGTTTCTGGCTTCCAACTTGACCAGAGATAATTGCGTCTCCGTGTATTCAAGTAAAATGTTGTCAACCTCTTGCGTGCTTATCTTTTGAGCAATAGCCGATGCGCCAACGTAAATACTCGGAGCCTCATTGCGACCACTTCCCAAAAAAGCAATTCGTTCTATGTAAACGCAACAAGCCTGTGTGCCGATACATCCCTTTTGAATTTGTGCGCCATCTATTCTTGCGAACGGAAACAGCGCACCGCCCGTGTTGTCGAATACTTCAATCGTGTTTCGGTTTAGCGCATAGACCTCATTACGTAACTTCAAAAGAGCCACCACTGGGTCAGGATCAACTTCAGAACTTCCGTATTTCAAAGGATTCACATCTAACGGATTGGTCAACTCGGTGACAATTAAGAACTGGCCATCCGTGGTCATAAAATAACCATCTACCCATACCACATCTATCACTACGCCAAGGTCAGGGTCTGTCACTTGCGTTAAGGTTGTACCATTCCAATAATAAAGTCGCCCACCAGAGGCAATCGCTAGTTGGTCAAAACTGTAATCAAACGTTACCAACTGGTCTACAGGTCCGCCCACATTACCTAAAATATTCACAACCCCTGCGCTACTGATCTCTACCAGACTTGTGCCCATTACACGATACAAATTTCCCTGCCAGTTGATACCGCCTCGGTCAACTCCTGGGCCTGTGCCATTTGCCACAATTCCATCAGCAGGGCGCAGAAAACCATTACTGATGCCAGATTGTTTTGGCACAGGCACAAGATTCACTGGGTACGATGTACGCAGTTCTGGAGTTTGATCGGTATAAATACCATTAAGGATAGGTATTTGCATTACCATTTCACCTTATCTGCCCAATATGCCGCACTCATCTTACCCTTGGCAATATTTTCAGAATGGCGGGACTTGAATGATTCACGCCTTGCTTTATCGGCTTTGGATTCACCCTCACGCTTTGGTGAACCAGATACTCCCTGCTGACCAAAACGAATCAGCTTCACTTCATCACCAGCTTTTGCCACAACTACATGGCTTTTAGTTGGATGACTTGGGGTACGTTTGGGTTTGTTGAAACTTTCAACACCAGCACGAGTTAAGCGAGGGTCTTTCATCTGAACCCCTTAATCTTTTCTGCAATCTTTTTAGGCTGTTTGGCAAACTGTTTTCCAGCTTTGGTAGCCTCACGCTTTGCCCGTGTGGTTGCCGCATACTCAGCCGCTGTCAGTGCCTTAATCGCCTTCTCAGGCAAATATCTTTCGCCTGTTTCAGACGATGGCTTTCCCGACTTGGTGCGCCAGTTTTGGCTTGACCAATCTTTGAGGCTTTTTTGTGTGGCTTTCATTTATAACCGCCACCTTTTTCTTTGTACTTCTTTGCCAGCAATTGGGCTTTTCGAGCCGACCATTCACCAGCCGCAGTACCTTGCACAGTCGAACCTTTGATTTCTTCAAAGAGACGCTTACGCATGGTTGGTTTCGTGTAGTTGCCAGCCTCATTGACAGATGACTTGGGTTTCGTTGCCATTATGCAATCCGATACCAAGAATTTGTGGGTTGATAAAAGCGCATACGGAAATTGTCCTGCGCTGCCAAGGTGGTTGGAGCACCATAAAGTTGCGATGCACCATTGGCTGCAAGTGTAAAGGCTGTGATCTGCTGAGTGGTCGTAATCAACACTTCAGTGCCATCAGGTGTTTGAGTGTTCAATGGCAATGTGATTGTGCCACTTGCCAAAGTTGCAGCAGGCTGAATCAACATCCATTGCTGTTGTGCTACTGGAGTTGGAACTGCAATGTTGAATCCAGTGCCTGGAGTGAACAAATTTGTCGCCAATGTAGGCGAGGCAAAACTCTGCTGAAAGAAAGTCAGCAAAGAACCAATCGAGGTTCTGCGAGCATCACCATTATTGGGTGAATAAACAGGCAGTTGGTCACCACTTGATATTGGGCTAAGTAGCGGAAGCTGATTGATTGTTGGCATGATTGTCCTCAGTAATATTCAATAGGCCCATCAGGGCCAGCATCAACAGGGCTATATGGTGGGCGTACAAACGGATTATCGTACACACGCC